TCAGGCCACGGAACAGGGAAGACGTTTGTGGCTGGTGGAATGGCGTTGTATTTTGCTTATGTTTGGCATTGCCTGGGACTGACTACCGCTCCCACGTTTCGTCAAGTGAGAAGAGCATTGTGGGGAGAAATCCATTGGCTTTATAACAATGCTCGAACGCCTTTGGGTGGTAAATTGAATCAGGTATCTTTGGATTTGGGGGATAAATGGTTTGTTGAAGGATTTGCTACCGATAAACCCATGGAGAACATAACGGGTATTCATGAGGAGAATGTGTTCGTAATCATTGATGAAGCCGGTGGCGTTCCTGATTTGTCATTTGAAGCTGTGGAAGGGTTGTTAACCTCTGAAAATAGTTTTGTTCTCTATATTGGCAACCCCATCGATGGGCAAGGGGCATTCGCAGACGCATTTAAACCCAATTCCAAATTCTATAAGACTACCATCAGTTGTTATGATATCCCCAATGTTCGATATGCTACTAATATCTATCCCAAACTCACTTCATATACATGGGTCAAAGACAAGGAAATTAAATGGGGAACCAATTCCAATCTTTTTAAGACCCGTGTGTTGGGGGAATTCCCTGAAGAAACCAAAGATTCTCTAATTTCCTTACGGTATATTGAATTGGCTTTGATGAAGGGGCAGAATAGCGACTTACTCCCTGATAGAATCAAGAGTTTTGGTCTGGACGTGGCACGTCAAGGAACGGATAGCTCAATCTTTGGTGTAAGGTATGATAGTGGGTTGTTCCGTATCGTGGAGGAGATGACTAAAAAGAGAGAGACTGAGATAGCTGGGCGAATGAAGCTGTTGTATGATGAAATGGTGCCTAAACCAGTTGTCAATCCTCCCTCCCCTGAAAATCAAAGTGATAAAGAGGATAAGATTGCTGAAGAAATACCTATCCCTCCTATTAATGTAGATGATATTGGAGTGGGAGGCGGGGTGGTTGATATATTAAGTGAGGATGAATATCCTGTGAATGGAATTAATGTTGGGGAATCTCCAGATTTGAATGATTCAGAATCTGATCATCCAGAAATCTTTCTCAATAAGCGTGCTCAATACTATTGGAAACTGCGAAAAGTGTTTACTGATGAGAAAGTGGCTATTGAGGATGAGGAATTGGCTTTTGAGTTGTCAAAGATAAAAGTTGAATATCTTAGAAGTGGAAAGATTAAGATTATTGATAAAGATAAAATCAAAGCTGAAATCAAACGAAGCCCCGACAGGGCAGAGAGTTGTATGTTGGCTTTTGCAAAAAGCGAGTCTGAGTCAAATCAAGACTTAGTAAGACTTATTTTTTAAAGGATGGGGGATAAAGGATTATGGAATTAATAGCAAAATTTGGGGATGTTGTATTAGAAGCATTGTTTTGGATATTAATTATTTTTTCAATCGCTGGGGCAGGGATTTGGATGTTCAAGAATGTGGTAAATTATTTGTTGGAATTTGTAGAGGAAATTAATACCACTTCCAAACCACCCTTACCCAAAGATGAAGAAGAAGAATAAAGGAGATTGACCATTGGCCACACGATGGGAACTATTACGAAAAAGTTTTAATCCAGTTAATAAGCAATTTAATGACCAGGCATTTTTGTATAATAGACAAGCTGGTTATGGAGTTGATGAGGTAATGTCCTCCCCCTACAAGAAGTCTGACTTGGTGTATATTTGTATCTCTACCACAGCCAGAGCCATTAGCCAAGTCCCAATTGAAGTCTATACTCAGGTAAAAGAGGATGAGTATAAACCATTGCCCAAGACTGATCCTTGGCAAAGACTATTTGAATACCCTAACTATTTGATGGATAGGTATTCATTTGTAGAGTCTGAGATTGGACATTTGATGTTAGATGGGGATGTGTTTATTGTCCCATTTCCTCCTGGTGCTCCAAAAGTATCATCGCTTTGGATAGTTCCAAAGCGATGTATGGGACCAATCTTGGATACCCAACCAACGAATGGTAAACGGGCAACGAATCAGTTGATAGGTTGGAATTATAATCCAGGAGGGGTAAATTATACTGGAACGGGTGGGTCTGTTCCAACCGAAAGTTCAATCATTTTAGCAATAGAAGAGGTTTGTCATGTTTATTTTTGGAATCCAGACAATCCTATCATGGGGCAAGCCCCCCATGAAGCTGGTAAGATGAATATTCTGGTAGATTATAAAGCATCCCGCTATACTGGAAATTTTTTCGATGAGGGTGCGGTTCCAGGTGGGATACTTTATACGGATAAGGCTTTGACTGATAAACAATATAATAGGGTTTTAGCTCAGTTTGAATCCAAGCATGGTTCTTACCGCCGTAGTCATCGTGTGGCGGTGCTGGAGAATGGTTTAAAATATACTCAGACAGGACTGTCTCAAAAAGATATGGAATTCCCTAAATTGCGGGACTTATCGGCTGATAGGATATTTCAAATTTATGGAATGAAGAAAGCTGTTATCTCAGAGACTGCCGATGTTAATTATGCTACTTCAAAAGAGCAGCGTAAGGAGTGGTGGGAGAGCACAAATTTGCCTCTTATGCGAATGAGTGCTTCGGCTTTGAATTTTGCCCTATTCCGTAGTTCTAATTCCAAATTGTTGTGTGCATTCAATACAAACAAAATAGAGGCTTTGCGTGAAGCGTTGAAAGATAAAACGGAAACGGGGTATAAACTTTGGCAGATGGGGGCATCGTTTAACGAGATCAATCGGCGTTTGGATTTAGGTCTTAAGAAGCAACCTTGGGGCGATGTTTGGTATATGCCCGTAAATTTAATGCCTGTTACTGATATCTCATCACCAGAACCACAAGAAGAGTCTTTTCTACAAATTGAGTCTAAATATCGTCCACTATTATCCCATAATAAAAACAAGGGTGAAGAGAGGAATGAGGCCATTTGGAATGGGTTTGTTAGGCAAATGGCACCATTGGAAGAATCTTATACCAAGAAGATGTCACGTGTATTTTATGATATGCGTAAGCGGACTTTGGATTTGTTGTATCGTAAGAAGTCGTTGGATGAATTGGAAAAGGACATGGACGATGTAGATAAAGAACTCTATTTTGAAGAATATAAGATGTTAGATAAAATTACAACTCCTCTTTATATTTCCGCTTTGGAATTGGGGGTTCAATTGATTATTGAGGAAACTGGAGTAGCAGTGTCTTTTAGTATGTCTGACCCTGAAGCAATTCATTTTCTTATGAATAAAAAGTTAAAAATCACAGGGGTTATTCAAACAGTTAAGAATCAAATCCATCAGCAGCTCATTGAGGGTTATCAAGCGGGTGAAAGTGTTGATCAGATGGCTGACCGGATACGTAATGTGTTTGATATAGCAAAAGGCCGTGCCCGAACTATCGCCAGAACAGAGGTTGGGGGTTCAAGTGCTGAAGGCCGTTGGTTGGCTATTGGCCGAAGTGGGTTTAGGGAAAAGGAGTGGTTTACAGCCTTGGATGAACGGGTAAGAGCTCAACATATTCCAATGCATGGCCAAAAGGCAAAGGTTGGTATGATGTGGATTATGCCTGATGGGTCATCTTTACGACATCCTGGGGATTATAATGGGCCTGCAGCGCAAATAATTAATTGTAGATGCATTGAGGTTGTTGTGCCTGGGTCTCATTATACGAATGATTAGCTTATGAGATTTCATATCCATATTTATCAGGTTGTAAAAAAGGCTGAAATTAATATTAATGCCGATGATTCAGAAATAGCATTAAGGACGGCTTTGAAGGAGAAGGAAACTTTGTCTTATCAAGAATCAGATTGTCGTTTTATTGCTATGGAATTTGAGAATGGTGATAAAATGATGGATAATCTCTTAATTAAAAAGGAGAAAGACAATGGCTAAAATATTAGAGATCAACGGCTTACCAATCAAGATTAACGGTCAGGATGTTTACGAGGCGGTTTACTCTGGTGTTATAAAACAGGTGGATGTGGCTGCCCGCAAGATGACTATGATTGGAACGGATGAGACGGTGGATCGGGATGGGGATATTATTGAGACCAAAGGGTGGCAGTTAGAGAATTATCGTAAGAACCCTGTCTTTCTATGGGCTCATAACTATGGGTCAGTTCCATTGGCTCGTGCTGAAAAGGTGATTCGTAGAAAAGACCCAGTTAGATTAGAGTTTCATTTACTTTATCCAACCAAAGGTCTTCATCCATTCGCCGATATGATCTTGGAGTTATATGGGGAATTTATTATCAACGCTTCCTCTGTGGGGTTTATTCCATTTGAATGGGATAATATCGAACAAGAAGGAGAAAGACAAGAAAACACTCGGAGAACTTGGGGCAGACGATATAAGAAACAGGAATTGTTAGAACTTTCTGGATGTGCAGTCCCTTCAAATCCCAATGCGTTACAGAATGCTTTGAAAGGTAAATCCTTTTTGGATATGCCTTTTGAAGAAGTTCAGAAATGGCTACAAGGCCAATCCCAACCCCCAAGACCATCCCATGTGGATGATATCATGGAGGAGTTGAGTTTGACAGCGGATTATACAGATGAAACCAAACCACCCATGGTTCAAGTTCCAAAGAATCTTTGTTCCATTGAAGAAGATGAGGAGCCCTCTTTTACCACAGAAGAAGAGATTGATAAAGAGTTGGTGGATAAACCTTATCCCAATGAGCATGCTTGTCGATTGAAAGACCCTGGTAAGTATGATCGCTTTGCCCGCAAGAATTGTTATCGCAAACACGATGATAAATGTATTGATTTCATCTTCGGAATCAAAGAAGGTAAATCAGAGACTCAATCTATGAGGTATGATAAAGAGGTTTGGACTGCTGCCGCAGCCAAAAGCCATTGTGGTGCTCATGATGGGGCTTTTGAGGCCGCAAAGGAAATAGAAGTAGAGGAAATTAAAAATCCTGTAATGGAAAAAGTTGATCTTTTGGCTTTGAAGTTAGAGGATTTGGATAAATATATTCGGTCAGTTGTTAAGGAAGTCTTGGAGACAATCAAATCCAAAGACTCTACCAGAGTGGATCTGGCGATGCCTAATGATCAAAGCTCAGTGGTAGAAGGCGATGGAAAAAGTGTTTCCGAGACGATATTGGGCGAAGCATTTGAGAGAAGTCGGGTAGTAAGTCTCCCTACTTCCACCCCAGTCCAATATGATTTTAAAGGGGTGATAATAGAACTTAGAAATTTACAACAGTCATTAAAATTGTTGAAAGGAGAGTAAAATCATGAAAAAGAAATATACTAAAACTCCAGAAGGGACGCTTGTTCTGGCTACCGCCGAACAGATTGCTGATCCCAAAGTGGAGAAGTTTGAAGTTGAGATTGCTGAATCTGTGCCTCAGGACAATCCTATGAAGGAGTTGGAAGGGATTGTCAGGGATTTGGCTGGGGATGTAAAGGCTGTTGTGGAAAAACAGAAGGAACAGTTGGCAGCCTATGAAAAAGCAGCCCAGAGGGGATTCATTCTTCCTGGAGCCAAACCCTCAGAAGATTCTCCAGCTTTTGGCCCGTTCTTGAGTGTTTATGAGCAGAATGCCAAGGCAGCTGGAATGTCGGTCAAAGAGGCTATGGAGTTTTTCGGTGGGTATGATCTTGCCCTTCAGGGTAAAGAGTTGCAGGACAAATTTCGTCACCCCCATCACATCATCGATGAGTCCACCCGTATCGAGATGGCGAAGTTTTACTGTCTCTTACTGAGGGCTGGTTATGACCCCAGAGCCATGGCCAAGTTTATTGACACCTATGGGAAGGCTGTGGATACGCCCATTGGTGACGGTGGTAATGTTTTTCCTCTTCCCAAACCTATTGAAGCAGAGATTTTGGCCTTTGCGAGAGAAGTCTCTGTCGTTCTTCAGTATGCCAGGGTTTGGCCTATGGCTTCAGATAAGATGGGGATTCCGTCTGAGACTGGGGCTGTAACCGTAGGGTGGGGAAATACCACCTATGAAAAGGAACCAGAAGTTACTGAAGTGGAACTCTCTGCTTCAGAACTTTCGGCTTTTTCAGTGGTTAAGAATGCTACCTTGGCGGACTCCGTGTCCGATATTGTGGGGTGGCTCAATTCAGCACTTTCTGAGGCCGCTGGTTTGGAATTAGATAACCAGGCTTTCAATGGAACAGGGAGTCCTTTCTATGGGCTGCTTAATGCAACCTATGGAGCTTACTATCCTGTTGTTCTTTCCGGTGCTTTGGTCTCTGATATGACTGCGGATGACCTGTCCAATATGATTGCAAAATTGGATGGCCTCAAGAAACAAGGGGCACGGTTCTTCATGAATGGGCAGATTCTCCATTATGTCAGGACTTTGAAGGATGACCAGAACAGGCCAATTTTTACGGAGACGATTGGATCAGCTGTTCCAGGAACCATCTGGGGCTATCCATACTCTGAGAGTATCAAAATGCCTTCTGCACCAGCAGCGAACACCCCGTTTATGGTGTTTGGGAATTTGAGGTATTTTGGTCTTGGTCGTAGACTGGATGTAGCAACCCTGGGCGTTAACCCCTATCTGCTTTGGGAAACCAACAGAACAGCCTTCAAGCTGTATCAACGTTGGGCTATGAAGGTGGGGCTGAGAAAGGGCTTTGCCCGTCTGCTAACGGCAGAAGAGGAAAGCACCTAACATAGAGGGATTTGGGGATTAGACTCAGGGTTTGGCCTCCTTGCTCTGAGTTTGGGGGTGGTGGGAGAAGGAAACATCCAGCTGTCCCTCCTGGATTTCCCGTCTGCCCCCTCCCCAATTTTTTGAGAGGAGAAAGGTTTATGGTAAATAAGCAAGAGATTGAAAAAGAGATGAAGGAAGTTGCCCAACGTAGACCAGGGAATAGCAAACTGGTATATTCAAGAATTACAAAGACTATTGTAATAGTCAATCAGTTAGGACAAATTGTAAGAGATACGGGATTAACTTTGAGGGAAGAGTAGAAGAATAAAGGGGGGATTTGTATGATCCATCAAAAAAATAAATTGAAATATAGGTGTAAAGATTGTAAAGAAATTTTAATAATTCCTGAAGAGGTTTATGAAACTCCATCTTGTAAGAAGTGTGGCGGGACAAAGTTGGAGTTAATCAGAATAGAAAAGGAGGTAATTACAAAATGAAGTTTAAATGCGATGGTTGTGGTAGAGAGACCAAAGTAGGAAATTTAGCTGTCACCTTGGTTTGCCAAAATTGTGGGGGAACGGATATAAGATTTAACAAGTCTGTTTCTGCTTTTCCTGTATTGGTAGGAAATGAATTGGGCAAAGAAACGATAGTTAAGAAAGGGGAATCATTTTTTGGCCGGCATTCACAAGGATTTGTTTGGAAAATTAAAGATCGGGGGGATTTAGAAGTTGACCCTAAAGAAAATGTCCCAAGTGCTGAAGATAAACCTAAAGAAAAGACTGGATTGGTAAAGGCTATTCGCAAATTGAAAAACCCTATTAGTAAATGATTAAAGAGAGGATATCATGGCTCTTTGCGAAGTTGAGGATGTTAAGGTTTTTCTGAGAATTTTAGATGAGGATAAGGATGATATTATTGAAACCCTTATCCCGCCAGCCCAAGCTTTTATTGAAACATTTTGTGGACAAAGTTTTACAGACATTAGCGAAATAATTGAATATTTTCATGGGGGGGCAGATCGGTTTGTTCTCAAGCAATATCCCGTAATTATGGACAATGAGTATTATGATCCTCTTTCCGTATATTTGGATGCGAATAGAGTATTTGGAGATGAAACTTTGGTCGATCCAAGTGATTATTTTCTTGATACGGAGAGTGGAATTATTTATTTTGATTATGAATTAGACAAAACCTATGGTAGTCTCAAAGTTGAATATGCAGCGGGCTATGGTGAAAATGTTGAAGCAATACCAGTTGCTCTTAAACAAGTTTGTATTGAAATGGTTGCCAGAAAGTTAAAAATTGGGACTACAGGGGATATAGGATTAATTAGTAAAGGCACACCTGGGGGCATTAGTATTGTTTTTAGCCAAGCGGATTTGCTTCCAGAGCATAAGTTGATTTTGGAATTTTTTAAAGGGGGTTAAATGATAACTATTCAACTCAAAGGGCCACAAAATCTTCAATCCCTTACGCTTTTACCAGAAGCATTGAAGAACCAATTGTTCAAAGGGATGCAAGATGGAGCTTTGTTGATTGAACAAACCTCTAAAACCAAATACCTCTCTGGTCCTTACCCTGTAAAATTAAGTGTGGATAGTGGGTTATTGCGACAAGGGGTTTGGGCTTATGCTGGATTGTCTGGAATGGCTGGAGAGTTTGGTCGTATCATAGTTCGATCTCAACAATGGTATGGTAAGGTTCATGAATACAAAGGAATTCCTGGAGACCAGTTTACCATTTGGGCTAAGACCCCAAAAGGCATGTCTTTCTTTTGGAAACAAAAGGGGGTTTGGGTTAGAGGGGCAAAACGGGTAATTATTCCAGCACGTCCGTTTTTATATCCAGCAGTGTTGGATAATTTGGAGAAGATTAGAATTTTGTTAAATCGTATGATTCGCCAAGCATATAAGCAGGTGGGTGGGAAGGGAAATCCATAATGAGCGATTCTAACAGGGAACTAATTCTTCAATCTATCAAATCCACTTGTGAAAACATTACAGAGGATAGTAATGGTTTTAACAATAATGTTACTCAAGTGTTTAGGAAAATGGTTACGTATGATGATTCTTCCCTAACATTTCCGGTCTTGATGGTGTTGGGGGGTGGGGAGGTTTTTGAAGATCAATTTGATCCTAAAACCATAAGTAAGTTGAGAGTAAAAATTCGAGGTTATACGAAGGATGAGCATGATCCAGAAATTGCATTGAATGGTTTGATAAAGGATGTTATGCAAGTTTTGGAAAGTAAAGAGTATAACCCTTATTATAAATCTTATAAACCAGTTTCGCTTGATACAGATGAGGGATGGTTGTCAACCGAAATGAATGGGCTGGGGCTGTTTGAACTTACAATCGAGATTCTTTATAGGTTCAGCAGAAGTGATCCGTAAACAATTTAACAAATCTATTTTAAGAGAGGAGAACTAATATGGGCGATCCGATGATGGGGCGATTTGCTTCGATTAAGATTGGAGATGTGTTGGTTGAGAACATGGGCAGGTGGACTTTGAACTTGACTGGGACTGAAATTGATGTGTCTGCCTTCGGAACTGAGTGGGAGAGGAAAGTGCCTGGTATGCAGGGATGGAATGCCACTTTGGAAGGCAATTACGATCCAGTAGATGATACTGGACAAAAACTTTTAGTCGCAGCCAAACTCGAAGCTACCAAGCTCACCACGTTACGATTATATTTGGATGATGATACCTATTGGGAGATTGATACGGATGAAAATCCTATCAATGGGTGTTATATTCGGAACGTGGATATTGTCCAAGACAAGGCTGGGGTGGCAACGGTCAGTATCGGGGTGCTGGGTTTTGGTGCTCTTAGACTGGCTGGGGCTGAGAGTTTTTAATTAGCTAAACTGAATTAAACTAAAGGAGGGACATTTTATGTTAAAGTTGAAATCGAGGAAGGGTATTTGGGTAGATTACCCAAACGCCGCAGGAGTTCGTCTGAAGATTCGCCCAGTTTCGTTTTCTGAGTCTTTGGGTATTTTGTCTGGGATTAAGGAAAAGAAAGTTGTTAAGGATTTTCCTATTGATCCGAAAGACCCGTCAAAGTTAGGTAATCATATTGTTGATGACTATAATGATGGGGCTTTTTTACAAGAATCTTTTGATCGAGCTTTGGAAGCATGGGAAGGCATCGAACTGGATGTGGAGGAAGGTGAACCTGCTCCTGGGCCCAAAGAGATAAGACGGGCGTTGTTCGATAATGACCCACTGCGAGAATTTGTCTTCAAAACTGCCCGTGAGTTTATTGAAGCTGAAACCAAACAAGAGGAGAGTGAAAGAAAAAACTTATAGAGCTTGCGGCATGGATTAAAGAACGCCGCAAGCTCAAACGGTTTTGTGGGGAATGTAGAAAGATTTTTGAGGAAAATCCTAAACTCAAAGGCAAAGGCCCAAAGTGTGATAGATGCTTTCCAGGTATATCTATAGAAAATATGGAGACGTGGGAAGTATTCCAAAGATATTCCAGTCCACTTGGAATAGACTCTGGGGCTATTGTAAGTTTGTGTAGAATTATGAAAGTTAGTGATCCTTTGAAAACATTGGATAAGGTTTTAACTTTGTTGGGGGCGATGGAGGCAAAGTAACAATGGCCGATCTAATCTATACTCTTGTTGTTCGTGATGACGGAACTGCCGTTGTTAAAAAAGTTACTGCTGCGGTTCAAGGCATTGGGCAAGCTGGCACCCAAATGGGGGAGAAAGTTGCTCAAGGAGCAAGACAAGCCAAGCATGAACTGACTCAATTTGAACGAACCGTTGAGCGTTTACAACGAACAGCTGCTGCTTTTCTTGGTATGTGGGTTTTAACCAAGGCTATGCAAATCCCTTCGGCAGCTATTTCTTCTGCTATGGAATTTAATTCCCAGATTGAAACCTCCCGACTTGGTATTGCTTCCATTCTTATGGCTCAAGGAGAATTTACCAATTCCATAGGGAGTTCAGTTGAAGGGTATGAAAAATTGATTGTTGCCCAACATATGTCGGGCAAACTTGTTAAACAGTTACAGTTGGATAATTTAAAAACCATTGCTACATTCGATCAATTGGTCAAAGCCTTCCAACAAACTCTTGCCCCAGCCTTGGCTAAAGGATTTAACGTTGAACAAACCCGTCAGTTTACAACGGCGATGGTTCAAGCAGCTGGAGCATTAGGTCTCAATCTGGATATGTTGGCTGAAGAGACCAGAAGCATGTTGAGAGGAACTATCAGTCCAAGACAGACATTAATTGCTACGGCTTTGGGAATCACCAATGAAGATATTAGGCGATTCCAAGGCAATGCGGGGGCTTTGTTTGAATATATTATGGGAAGGTTAAAATCCTTCACTGTGGCTGGCGTGGAAAGTCAAAAGACTTGGGCTGGAGTGATGTCCAATCTTAAAGACGCATCAAAAATTGTATTAGGAGCGGGTTTTGAAGATTTGTTTAAATTTGCCAAGCGTGAAGCCCAAGCACTAATGAATACAATGGTTAAATTCAATGAAGAGACTGGGGAGGCTGAGCTTAATCCAGAGTTTGTTGATTCATTGAAAAGAGTTGGATATATAATCCAAAGTCTTTACGAAACATTCAAAGACATATTAGTTATTATTGACCAACTTCGTGGGCCTGTCGATCTTTTAGTAGAGGCTTGGCGGTCAATCTCCATCTCAGCCCAAGCTGTGAAAAGCCTATTACCAAAAGAGGGGGCTACTACAGCCACGCCATCAATAGCTCCATGGAGAGCACCCACAATGGCTCCTGGAACTGCTCCAAAGTGGATAGAAGAGAAGGTTAGTGGTAAAAGTTGGTTTACAATTGGGGCTAATGTTTTGAAAGAGTTTAATGAATTCGTTTCTGGAAGTAATAAAGCTAAACAATCATTAGATTCTTTCGATGAGGCTATGAAGGGCCATCTTAAAGAGTATCAAAATTATGTTGTAAGGGCAAGGGAATTAACCTCAGATGAATATGAGTATCTATTTAAAGCTGCGTCTGAGATTGGTTATATTAATGATAAGTTAAAGGAACGTGTTACAGAAGATGCCAAAATTAAGGGTATTAACATTGATTTGGAGACTTTATCAGGGAAACAACTACAAGCGGCAATCAAAACCGTTGTGGAATATAATAAGTTAAGCGATTCGGGTCAAGAAACGCTGGAAGCGTTTACGAAACTTTTAGGGGTTAGACTTCGGCTTGCTCAGATTGAGGAGACAGAAGCCCCATTAAAAATAGTTCAGCAGATAGCCCAAGCCACCGATCAATATGAGTTACAAAAAAAGACTATTGTTGAATCCAATCGTTTGTCCCAAGAAAAGTTACGTCTAACTCAGCAATTGACTCCAGAGTTAAAAAGACAAATGGATGCCCAAACTGCCCTTTCTACAATTGAGATTGATCGGGCTAAAAAGTTGGCAGAATTGGAAAGAAAAAAGGATATAATTGGGATTGGACAAACTTATGCGAAGATTACGGGAGATATAGAAGGTCAAGTCCAGGCCATGCAGGGTCTTACTAATATTGAAGTGGATAGTTTAAAAATCCAAATCGAAAGAACAAAAGATTTATCAAAACAACAAGACCTTTGGCAGAAAATATTTGCAATAATTCGTCTATCTAATAAGGAGCAAGAACAATTTAAAATCACCTCCGCAATCCAACAACGTCAACCTCTTTATACTGCTGGATTGGGGGTGGCTGAGGCCACTGGTAGTGCCAAGGAATACCAACGAATTTCTAAATTAATTTTAGAAGATGAGATTGCCTCTTTGAGAGTTGCCCAAGAGAAGAACCCTTATTTACAAGGAATTATTGACCTTAAAACCAAACAATGGGAAATTGATTCAGCTATAAAGAAGATAGAAATGGAGACATATGGCTCTAATCTGCTTGCCCAAGCTGCCTCCCAATATGCAGAAATGACTGGAAACATAGAGGGACAGAATAAGGCTTTGCAAGAGATTTTAAACATTCAATTAATGCGCTACAGAGTGGAGAAAGATATTGGTAAGTTGTCAGATGATGAATTTAATCGGCTTGAAGAATATCTGAAGAAAAATAAAGAGTTGCAAGACCAGTTACGGGGATTGGGTAAACAAAAGGAAGTGTTGGGGTGGCAAAAAGAATCAATTACATTACAGGGCAGTTATGTTGAGATGAAAAATAAAGAAATTGAATTATTAGAAAACGAAAGGAGTGCATTACAAGCCAATAATGCTCTAAATAAAGAAGCCCTATCAGCTATAAATACTTATTATGATCAATTGGTTCGTATAGCTGAGGCAAGGAAAAACTTAGATATTGGTGAACTTGTGGACATAGGTGCGGAAAGAGGGCTTATTGATTTAACCAACCAATTGGCCGATTCATATGAAAATATACTTCCTAATGCGGTGAATGCTGCAGGAAGTGCAATTAATAAATTTTTAGATAATGTAAGGAATCATACAATGTCTATAGGAGATGCGTTTAAGCAACTCGCTGATGATTTTGGAGCCAGTATCATGGACATGATTACGGATATTGGTTTGCTTATTATTAAAATGGAAATTCTTAAAGCCTTGGGGTATGGAGAAGGAGGAGGCCAACAAAAGCAAAAGACGAACTGGGGTGGTATTGTTATGAGCGTTCTTGGGGCAGTTGCGGGTATTGGTGGGGGTGGAGTTTCAACTGGTATTAGTTATGCCGCTGGTCCTTCAACTGCGGGGGATTATGGATTTTCACTTGGTGGGACTATGGGTAGATACCAACACGGTGGAATGATTACTGAGCCTATTTGGGGGGTTGGTAAGAGTGGGAAGAGATATTCATTTGGGGAAACAGAGCCTGAACTTGTGACTCCCCAATCTAAACTTGGAGAAAAATCCGAAAAAGAAAGCACACCCATTAACATAATTAATGTTATTGACCCAAGTCAGATGGACCAATGGGCAGCTTCGGCTGCGGGCCAAAATTCAATTATCAATGTGATAGGGTCTAATGCTGGAAAAGTGTCGAGAATGTTGAAATGACGATAGATGAATATTTTTTACTTGAGCCAACGAAAAACTCATTCCAATTCAAAAAGCGTTGGTGGACTTCTATCCAAACTGGTTTGGATGGGACAGAACAGAGATCATCTCTTATCACTTGGCCCCGAAGGTCTATTACTGCTAAATATTTTGTAAAAACCTATGATGAATTGAATTATCTAAAACGAATTCTTTTTAAAAGTCTCCATTTGACATGGGGCATTCCTTTTTGGCAAGATAAAACCACATTGATATCCCAAGCGTCCAGTGGACAAAAGATTCTCAACGTTGGGTCAACGTTGTATAGAAATTTTGAGGTTGGATCATTATGTATATTATTTCAATCAATAACCTCATTTGAAGTTGGGGAGATTGACAGTTTTACAGAAACTCAAATAATACTTGTTAGCAATTTGAGCTACACTTGGCCCATTGGAGCCAAGGTTTACCCTCTATTAAAATCAAGAATAGAACCACAACAGGAGATAGGTTTACTTGATCCTGCTCGTGGTGGAATTGCTATAACCTCTTATGAGGAATTTGATGAAGAGATTGAACGATATGTTCCAAGTATAAATGATTTTCCCACTTATTTGGGCTTACCAATAT